GTGTTTCATCGGTTAAAATATATTTCATTTTCAATCCTATTTAAAAATTTGCAAATGATCCTGCGAGGCCATTTGATCCACCTGTTGGCATGATGGTATTTGCCTGCACATAAACGTCAGACCTTATTTGCACGCCCTGTTCACCGCCCTCAATAACATTTGGATTTGGAGTACCACCACGAGCACCGCCACCAACTTGCCATGATCCAGAAAAGTTATTTGTTGTTGATTTTAATCTGACAAAACCGCCATTTCCACCTGCACCACCGCCACCTGCTAAAAAGTTGTCATAGTTTTGACCAGTGTAAAAACCTATCCTGTCGGAAATGTCAGTGAGAGGTGATCCTGGATCAACAAATGTTGCCTGTCTGCGACCATATAGCCTATTTGAGTTAAAATTAAAACCCCAACCGCCACGAGTTGCATTGCCACCATTAAAATTAAAAGTACCTGTGCCACTTAAAATTGAAACATAGAAAACGCAAGCCTGACCATGTCTGCCTCGAAAACCACCGCCTGCACTAAATAAACTCACGCCACCTTTGCCTTGCAACAAAACTGCAGAGTCACCACCATTTTCACCATAATTAACTGCACCACGAGACCAACCCTGCGCATATACTTTTTGTTGCATTGAGTTTGAATTACTGTCAAATGAGCAAAGCCCCTCAGGAATAGCACCTGTGGGATTATTGTCATAAACCCTACCGATGCCACCATTTGCGCCTCTTGAAAATATTGCATCATCACACCCTCTAAATTGAGGTGAGCACGATGGTGAGTTCATGCAAGCACTAATTGACGACCTTACCTCAAATGATGCACCACCATTGCCAAAAGCAGGTGATCCCTCTGCGGGCGTTCCTGATGATGGCACGCAGGATGTTGTTAATCTGCCTGCCCTGCCACCAGCCTGTTGACTTTGTGAATAACTAAAATTATCACCTGCAACGGTGATAATTGAATCACTCATACCTGCGTGCTCACCTTTATCACCATAAAATGTGCCATCATTTTGCAAAGACAATGCGCCAAATGTAAAAATTTGACCGCCATTTGTAGGCAACCTTAAAATGCCACCTGCTTGGATGATCACGTTGTTGTAGTCGTAAAGGTTTCCCGCCTTAACTGGCAAGGTTATGTCCTGACCATTTAAAACTGTGAGATCACCATCAGCACCTGTAAAACCTTGGAAAAACCCACCACCAGATTTTTTACCGAGAAATGAAAAAGGCTGTGTTTTATGTCCAAAGCTCATTTATGCAATCCCGTCAACTGCGTTGGCAATAACACTTGCACCAACTTTTATAAATGTCCAAATTGTTCTTGTGTTTGCAGTCACTGTTGTCACTGCAGTTGCTGATGGCCATAGAACACCAACAGGAAAATCAATATCAACATCAGCACCTGAGTTGTTGAATATTGAGACAATTATTGTCTTGCCATCAGAATCATTTGAAAAAGTAAATATCTCATTTGTTGAGACTTGTTTTGAGAAAATATTTCCAAGAGACCAATCAACGTCTTGTGCAGAAATGACTTGTGTTGCTTTAACTGCCTCAAGATCATTAAGTCTGTTATTTTGAGTTGTTTGCTCACTCTGCAAATTGCTGATTGCAGTTGCGTTGTTGCCAATGTTTGTGTTTTGAGTTGTTTGCTCTGTTTGCAAATCACCAATGGCAATTGCATTGTTTCCAATGTTTGTGTTTTGAGTTGTTTGCTCACCCTGAATATTTGAAACATCAGTTTCAAGATCATCAAGCCTGCCATTTTGAATTGTTTGATCAGTGCCAATTGTGCCAATGTTTGTGACAATGTTATCAATCTGATCTTGCAAACCTAAAATTGCGCTGTCATAGTCTTGAGAAAATTCAACCCAAATGGCACTACCGACTGTGCTATCTTTGCAAATCCAAAAGCGTGAATCATACTCAAAGATTGATCCAACTGAAAAACCAAGTGACTCATCATCATTGATTGTGGGCACTGCTAAGTTGCCAAATGAGTTGAGCTCTGCCTCATTTTGTTTCCAAGTTGATCCATCATGAAAAACTATATTATTTAATGTTGTGTTGAAATAAATTGATCCCTTTGCGCCTGCACCATTAACTGATTCATATGAGGCATTGTCAGCAAATTGAGCAAGAGCACTTGCGCCTTGAACTGTTGGCACTGTTGCGCTTGTTTGCGTGTCTGCAAAGTCTAATATTCTATTGCTCATTTATAACCCCACAATTGAAATCCAAAAGGATTTTGATCATCATATAAAACTGATTCTGAAAATGTATTGATGAGATTCTCATGCGGTTTAATCCAACCAAAGTATGAATTTGGATCATAACCATAACCAACGCCTGAAACCTCAATTTGATATTCTGTTTTAATGTTTAAAACTGCCTCAATATCAAAGGTAAAAAAACCGTAGTGATATTGGCCTGCAGGCAACTCGGCAAGATTTAAAATTTCTGCAACTGTTAATGTTTTTGATGCGATCTTTTGACCATCATATTTGATTGCAACCTTGATTGATCCTGTTGGATCATTATGTAAATAAAGATAAGGCCTGACTGCCTGCACCTGCAAACGCTCAAACATTTTAAAAGTTTGCTCAACTGGCACTGCTTCAATTGGTTCAATCAACAAATAACTCATTTACTTCGCCTCTAAAAAGCTCACATTAACATTATAATATCGCCAACTCGGATTGTTAAATTGTGGCACATCCGACAAATGAAATACACCCGCAAATCTGCCTTTGTTTGTACTTATTTTTTCATCGGGATCAAGAATCAACCAAAATGGCGTAAATTGACCATTTGAGTCAAAGGCATCAGAGAGATTTTCAAATTGCTCAACTGTTAAGTTTTGAAATGAAAATCTGATCCTTTTTTGAAAATTTATTTTATCAACGAAAATCTGACCATATCTGTTTGTTGTGTACTTTGATCTGTCATTGTTTTCATATGACCAATTTAAACTGATTGATTTATTTAGGGCCATTTCACGACCAATGAACAACTTGCCAATCTCAACATATGGTGCCGATCCTGAAACTGTTACACGCCAAAATCTATATGACTGAGGCGTTGCGCTCAAATCAGTAAATCCAAAATTAAAAGCCTGATCGGGCACAAGTGTTGTTGAAAATTCAGGCGCATCAAAATTTGCAGTGATATTTGCCTCAATTGTCATTGTCGTAAAGCCAAAACCTCTTTTTGAGTCAGCAATTGCAATGATTGAGTCAACGGTCTCAATTGTTTTAAAATCAAAAATGACTGATGTTGAAATCACGCCATCTTGCGACCTGAAAACCTTTGTTGTTCTCGTGTCTTTTAAATTTGTTGCAGGGAAAAATGCGTTTTCATTTTCTGCAATTATTTCAGTTTCATCTTTTTGCACTAAATTAAAATTGAAAAATTTGTTGCAACTCATGCGAAACTCACCCCTGATTTAATCTGATCCCTCACTGCCATTGCCACCTGTCTGCCATTTATCTCAACCTGTATTGGTCTGCTCGATATCGCATTTGTCAATTGTTGGATTGCTTGCAACACATTGCCACCGCCATCATTCCCAACGTCACCTGATTGCAATCTTGCAAACAAGGTTGATTGTTGAGCTCTTGTGAGCACCATTTCTCGAGGTGACAAATTTGCTGTCACGCTATCTGCACCGCCATCGGGTACGCCCGCCACAATACCACCTGTGCGAAAAGCAGGCGGTTTTGATGATGCGATCTTTGCAGTATTAAGTGCCGTAGTTGCACCAATTAAACTTGCGTTTATCAGGTTTAATGGTGGTGGTGCACTGGCCAAAGCCTTTTGCACTGCCAAAACACCTGACACAATTGACTCTGATAATGCAACTGCTTTTCCAATTGCAAAAAACTTTTTACCCGCAGAGGATGTTAAGGCCAAGGCAAGTTGTAAAGTATTGGCAGTTTGTGCCAATTTTTCTTTTCCTGATAATTCTGAAAAACGCACATCAGCAAGTGCAATTTTTTTCTTTTCCTCAAGCACTTTTTTATCAATGTCAAGCTCTGCCTTTTTCTGTTGGCCGAATCTTGCCAATGCCTGCTTTTGAGCAACATCACGCAATGCTTGCTCTGTGCCCAATCTCTCTTGCAAAAAGGCAAAATCCTCATCACGCTCAAGAGTCATGCGCTCTTTTTCAATCAATCTATTTTCTTCTTTTAAAATCTTTACTTGATCCTCAATTGACTTGAGGTCATTGATTGTATTTTCACCCATTGTCTCAGGTACTAAAGAGGGAGATTCACCAAATGCAGTGAGCATGGCGTTTGCAGTGCTTGTTGCACCTTCCTCAGCGTTTGCAAAAAGTGTTTCGATCTCTGCACTTGATAGCTCTGCAAGCATTTTTGATTCATTCAACTGCGCATTGAGCTCTGCAATTTTCTCAATGCCAACGGTTCCAACCTTAACATCAAGGCCCAATATATCGGCAATTCCTTGGATATCACTGCCAACTTTGTTGACGGTTTCAATCACTGCAATTTGCATCCCAATAAGTGCCTGTCTTGCTTTTTCAACTCCAAGCTCAAAATATGTGCCAAATAGAGAGGCAACATTTCCAAAGCCACCAACTGCATCCTTGATCTCTAAAAATTTAAAGATAAGAAAATCAAGAGCAATTGACAATCCAAATGTCAGCGTTGATTTCAATGCACTGACTGATGTGATTGCGGTTTTTACTCCAATCACAAATGCCTTGGTTGACATTGTTGCACCATTCATTGCAATGGCAACCTGACCTCTAAAAACGCTCAAGTTGTAAGCAAGATTTGTGAAACCTATTTTTATTTGTGCAAAGAATTTTCCAAAGCCTGCAATTGCAATTGTTGTGAGTGTTGCAATGATGAAATTTTTAAACGTGTTAAAATTATTTAGTGTTGCACTTAGTATTTTATTGATGCTTGCAAACACTGTTGCAACTACATCCTCACCTGAAATTCCAAGCACTATCAATGGAATGTTTTTAATTGTATTAGTTAATTTAGTAAGTTGAAAATCAATGTTTTGTGAAACCACAAAAAAAGCATCATCGGTTGATCCCGCAGATTTCCCAACCTCTTTGATAATTTGATCCAATTGATTAAAGTTATCTGATGCACCACCAAGCACACCTGAAACCGCCTCAATTCTGCCAAATAATTCTTTTATTTTCTCTGATGATCCACCTGTTGCAACTGACAAATCACGCAAGAAGCCCGCAAGACCTTTTGCCTGCAATGCTTGGATTGAAAACAAACCTGCATTGTCACCAAGAATTTGCTTTGCTCTTTGTTGGCCATCAATAATACCTGCAAAAACTGATCTTAATTGAGTCACTGCCTCTGCCGTTGATCCTGCTCTGTTTGAAAACGCTGAAACCGCACCTGTGACTTGTGCAAAAGTAAGGCCCAATGTCTTTGCAAGACCAAGCACATTTGGCAGTGAGCTTGCCAAGTCCTCAAGTCTTGTCTGACCAAGCTCAACTGCTTTAAATAAAATGTCAGTTATTTCCGCAGAGTCAGTGACACCCGCACCGTAAACGGCAAGTGACTTTGTGACTGCGTTGACTGTTGTTTCAACATTTGCAAGACCGCCAATTGCGAGCTTTGTTGAATTTGTCAAAACATTCATTGCCTTGGCAGTGTCTGTGATGCCTGCAGATTGAATTTGATAAAACGTGCGGGCAACACTTGCAGAATCTTTGCCAGTTGCTTGAGAAACGCTAATAATTTGATCCCTGATCTCTGCAAGTCTTGGTGATGAAACTTTTGCAATCGTTTGAATCTCTGAAATAGCTTTATTAAACTCAGTGATATTTGAGACAACGCTCACCAATCCTCTGAAACTTAAATAAGCACCACCAAGAGCAATCAAATCACCTGTGACGCTTTTTAACTTGTCACCAAGAAATGAAAAGGCACTTGTTTGTTTTGCAACTGCCTCTGTTGCCTGCTTGCTAAAATTGATTGTGCTTGCAGAGGTTTTTTTGACTTGAGACTCTTGCTCCTTGAGAGAATCCTTTACGCCATTACTTGACTTGGCAACATTAGACATTGCATCTTGCAGGCGTTTTAAATCTTTTTCAAGCGTTGCACTGTTGGTTGTGAAATCAATTCTTATATTTGACATTTATTTCCTACCAAATCCCTTTGACAGTTTTTCAGTTTCTTTTTTCTCAAGTTTATTAAACTCGCTTTTTATTAGTATAAAGCACTTTGCCTCAAAAGCACAAAGATCATCACCATTAAACTGAAATCCAAGCTCTTTGAGTGCTTGCTTTTCAAGATATTCATCAACTAAAATTGACGCATCATTTCTTGATGGTATGCCTCGCCAAATCCAACCGCTTGCCTGCTTGAGATCGGCTTTTAATTGTTTCCCAACTGAGGCCCATTGATAATAAAAAATGCAACCTCTGGGAGAATGCTGTCACAACCATGCGTGTGCTCAAGTTCCTCATAGCTGTCAATTTTTTGACCATCTTTTGTGACAAGTGAAACACTTTCAATAAACTTTTGAGTTTCTTCAATTGCAGTGATCAATGAATCAACTTGATCAAATCCTGTGACGATCTCACCACCATCATTTGTCTTGAAATTGCAGGATTTAATAAGTCTCAATCTCTCAGTGTACTTTGGCAGATTGACAACAATCTCACCTTGCATCGAGTGTGATTCATTTGTTTTCCATGTTGTTTTTTTCACTGTTTATCCCCCTGTTTGATTTTAAAATAAGTGCTCACTCCATTTCCATGATCAAAAATCTCATAAAAAAGAGCACCGCACTTTTTGCATTTTATAAGATTTGCACCTTGAGTGATAACAGTCAAGTCAGTGCGAAAACAAAAAGGGCCCTCATCGGGCCCTATCTGTTGTGTGTGTTTGTGTGTGTTCTCATTTGTTCGAGACAACTTTTTTTACCATTAAACAAAGTTGATGTAAAGCTCGCCAAGACCATCCTCAACATATGACTTGAGTGTCATGCTTAATTGCACAAGGCCATCAGCATCCTCAAGTTTAAAACTTGAGATTGTTGCGGTTGGCATATAGATATTGGCACACTTGCCTGCAACCCATTGCCCGCCTGCCTTTTCGCCAAATGAGTAAGTGAATTGAATGTTTGATCCTTGTCTGAAACGCTTGAATTTATCAGCATCAAATTGATTTAAAAGAGCACTCACCTCAAGCTCAATTTCTCTTGCTGAAATAACTGATCCTGACTTTCCTGTGCGTGCACAAATTGCAGGTATATCAGATTTTGTGCCTGAAATTGATAGTGTCAAAGAGCTTGCTTCGAAGCAATCAATTGAGTGAAAATCACCAAGCATAACTGAGTTGTCTTTTGCAACCAATGGATTTGCATCATCAAAATTTGGCGTTTGTGGTGCACCAAGATCAATTGCATCATTTGATGTGTATGATCCTAGTCCGACATCATCAGATAATGTGTCAAATCCAATTGTTTCACCAATCGAGTTTGCACCATTTGCACCTGATTGCCACAAAAGATCAAAAATTGCACCATCACTTGTGATTTCAAATTTTCCTGAGACATCAAGATATTTAACTGTGATCACATCAGTTGTCTGAGACTGCATTGCAATTTGCAAAGCATCAGCAAGCTCATGAGGATCAACATAAATTTTTTCTGCAATGACTGCATTTTTTCCTGCACCATCATTAAAATCAAGCCATTTATTATTTGCAGTCACCTCAATTGGATCGAATGAATAACCAATACCATTAAGAGTGAATGATCCATTTACAAACTCGCCTGCACTTGCTTCAATTGATCCCTCGACCACTCGAGCACCCGATAAAAGCTCAACGGCACCGCCATTTGCACGATAAAGCCAAGCACAGAGTGTTGGATGTGAATCATCAGCAGGCTTATATAAAACTGCTTTTCCCAATCCAACTGCAGAGGCAGGTGCATTGAAAAGATTTTGACCAAGAGTCAGGACATCACCAACAACGCTGAAAACATTTCTAACCGAATAGCCATTAAGAGCATCTTTGACCAAAAGAGCTTGACCTCTCTCAAAAAGTGCACCCTGACCAACTCCAACAGTGATTGTTGCTCTTGTTGTTTCATTTCCAACAGTAGCAGACACAACGGTTGCCTCAACTGCAGAAATCTTTTTTGCACCCATAAGTGACTCGAGCAATGGCCCAAAATTTGGTGCTTGCCCCTCAACTCCTGAGTGTCTAATATAGTGAGAAACAGAGGCAGTTGGTTCCTCTGATCCTAAAATTGTTTTTGCTTTTCCAATTGATCCTGTGAGCTCTGCATTTTCAAGCTCTGAAAAAGCAGGTTCCATGTCAAAACCATCTTGCAAAGCAATATACTCGCTTGATGATGTTGGCTTTACTGCAACGCCCTCTGTGATCTCAGGCACAATTGCCAAAACACTTTTTTTGTTTGATAGTTTTGTACTCATTTATTTCATCCTCATTTTGCGCTTTGGTGATATTCAAAGCGAAAAGCACTCACCAAAGATAAATAATTGTTTCGATCTGTAAAAACAAACTCAATACCATTGTCACCCGAAAAATCAGATTTTGCCAATAAATCATTCAACTGACCATCAGCGTTAATTGCCTTAATGAGCTTCAATTGCTCATCCATTAAAAAACGCTCAACCTCTTGACGTTGAATCATATCTCTATTGGTGCCAAATATCTGATTTGTGAAAATGACCTCAACCTCACGCTCAAGCGTGATTAGGCAAGCAGTGACTCGATTTAAATTAGTTGCAGGCAACAGTGTGACACCAAAGCCTGACTTGACAATCAAATCCTCATTGTCATCAATTACATATGGATTTGTGAGCTCAAGGCGGTTTGGAAATTGCTCTTTTATAAGTGCAATCAATCTCTCATATGACTCTGATATGATTGTCATTATCTCACCAACTCTCTGATTTTCATTTTAACCTCTGACAAATCGACTCTGCCATCACCATCCTGATCGACTGTTAAACGTCTTGATCTTAGGTTTTGACTAAATAGTCTATTTGCCTCAACTCTCTTTTCATTAAAATCTGATCCGAGTGAAAAGTAAATAATTGACAATGTTTTATATGCGCAAGCATGAGCAAAGTCATCAAACTGCACAATTTGGCCATCATCAACAATAATGCCCTTTGCCTTAAGATCAATGGCAGTTTCCATTGATGCGGTTAAAATTTGGGATGTAAAATCAATTTGACCAAATGCGGGCAAATATTGCTCAAGATCAGGATCAAGTGCCTTGATCATTTGTTGCGTTGTAAGTGCGTAGCCAATGCGCTTAAGTGACGTCAATGGGTTCACTGCACCTGATGCCACTGAGATTCTAATCCAATACAAATTAAATATTTTAGGCGCATCATCGAGCTCAACAATGTCATCACTGTCTTTGCGTGTCCAACTCGTATCATCATCAAGCATAAATTGCAAAACGCCTGATTTCTTCAATCCTCGTGTTGCATCCAAAATGTCAACTGCAGTTTTCCAACTTGTGCCGTCAAAAATCTCAACCTTTAAAGTTGCATCAGTGTCGTTTGGATTTTCAATCCAAAAAAACAAGTGATTGAAGGTCATGAGTTTGCCAATGTAAATGAAGTCAGTATCAAAAAGAACAACCTCAGAGTCATCTTGATTTTCAAGAGAAACATCAACTGATGTAAGTGTCTTTTTAATTGTGCGCAACCATTGAGTCAGCATTTTATTTTATCCTTTTTACATTTTCATCAATACGCTCAAGCATTGTCATTTTTTTATCAATGTCCTTTGGCGTGATGAAATCCTCATCTTTTAAAAAGTGTACACCAAAGCACGCCAATTTATAAGCGTCTGATTCACTGCAAAACAATGTTGCACGATCATCATCAAACCATGTGAGTTTGCCCATTGATAAAATATTTATAAGCACGCCAATGATGCCCCAAATTGGTGCATAATGCGTTTGATTGAATGAGTTTGATATTATTTTAAATTCTCTGAATTGTTCATCGGGCACAATAATTTCCCATTGCTTAATGATCATATGCTCATTTTTCCATTTCTCAATGATGATCTCATGTGCCTCGCCCCTTGATGTTTCACTGACCATCCATTGGCCAGTAAAAGGATCAATGAAGTGCACTGATGTGTGAGAGTATCTTTTGCGCAAAACCAATTGCACTGCCCATGAAAAAAAAGGCAAAAATAAGGTTGATCTTGACAATGTGACTCTCACGACTCTTTTCATTTCAACTCATGTAAAACAAAATTAGCGCCAATTTTTTTTGTCTGTGCAGTGTTGTTGGTGTATGAAACCACAATTTTTAAATCTTTTATGACATCAGCATCATAGTCGCTGACATCCTTAAAGTGACCATCAGGCAAACAAACATCAAAGCCAAATTGATTGAGCATATAATTTGGCACTGTTGATATTGTACCTGTTGGCGTGTCAAGCACCTTGAGTGATGCTTTATCACCAACACTGCAACCAACAATTTCAATTTCATTGATCTTTGCCAAGTTATAAGGCACAGAAATTGAAATATCTTGAGTTACTCCTGCAGGGATGTCAGCATAAATACCATGCTTGCGCCTATATAGTTTCAAACCATTTTTTAGTTTCTTATCTGCAAACGGTTGCACAATCTGTGATGATTCAATTGATTGATTTGCGCCTGCTTTATAGTTTGAATCAAAATCACTCCAATCAGGATGCGTTGGGAAAATGTCGCAACGATAAACCGCAGGGCCATCATAGGCACTCAGCAAATAGGTGTCAGTTTCTTGTCTGAAATAATATTGCATTTTTAACTGCTTAGAGTTGCAAATTGCTTTAAATTGCGCCCAAGTCATTACCATAACTTACTCCTCAACAGTGAAGCCAACAATGCTTGCACCAAACGATGAAATTTTGCTCAAATTTGATCTGATTGTAACCTTTATATAGTCATCATTGCCTGACCCATATGAACCAATTTTTTTGATTGGAAATGGTTGAGGCGAGATAAACACTGCAATCATTTCATCAGGGCCTGATGTTTTTTGCATTTCAAATCTCTCACCTGCACCAAAAGCAAAGCGGTTTTTGAAATCCTCTGTTTTTCTTAATTCTGGAAACTCTAAAAATTCATTCTCAGATTTAACTTGAACCAATACACCTGCACCAATACTGAGCTCACTGTTTTGACTCAAAAACTTTGAAAATCGAATACCATTGCCCGATGAATAAAAAATGATTCTCTCAACATAAATTGTCTTGCCTGCAATTGCGGGCAATGTAAAAAAAATAGGTGATCCAACAGAGGCATTAACTGCCATGCTATTTGATGCGCCATTTTTTAAATCAGCAAAATAAAACTCTCCAATATTTGAAAAGCCTTGAGAGACAACGCCTGAAATCCCGAGTGTTCCAAGTCTTGGATCATTCGAGTCAACTGAAACTGTGTTTTGTTTGTTTTGTCTTTTGAAGTTGTCAAAGTGTCTGAGTGCATTTGCACTGCCTGTTGTTGTCACTCTGAAACTGTTTATTGTGGTGTTTTCACCATATTCACCATAAAAAATTGATTGAATATAAACAATAGCGTTGTCTTTAACTTTTCGAGCTTTAAAATAAGTGTTAAATGCGCTCAATGCGTTTAACTCGTTTACAATACGAGTTGTCATTGTATATCTATTTTCACCAACCAAAGTTGTGAAAGTTTTTGTGAAATTTGGGATGTCAGGATTGATTGAGTCAATGTCAATTTTAATTGTGTCACCAACTGCACCAATAGAGTTTATCATGAGGTCATTATCTGCAAAATCATAAATGCCAAAAAGTTGCTCAATCTGCACAATGCCATCAGTGCGCAGACGGTTGACACCATTTATTTCAATAACATCAGCATTGTAAAAACCATCATCACCTTTGATTTTTGTTAAATTTACACGCCTGTTATTTCCAAACATTATTGAAACCCCTCAAAGTTTACAACTGCCTTGTAAGGCACTTGTGATGCGCTTGATTTGATCACAATCTGTTTGCAGTTTACAGGTTGCCATTGGAAAAAATCACCATAATGCAAAGTTAAAAATGTTGCGCCACCATCCATTGAGATTTGGATTGAGTCATTTTCCCTTGTGTCGTCTGCCTCGTTTTGAAAAATAAACTTTTCAATGTTATTTGTAGGCACTGCAGGGATTGATGAAATTGAGAGAGGTGTCACATTTGTGACACCCTCAAAGCACTGAGTTGATCCCTCAGAGTTTTCAATTTCAAATGCAGGTATTGTGTTGCCCATAATTATGCAATCTCATTCACTGAAACTGAGGCCATCAAGTCTGATGTCTTATTGTCCTCAATCTTTGCGTAAACCTTGAGCACTTGATTGCCAGTACCACCAATGGTGTCAAATTGATCAACCTCAAGTGCGAGCTTTGCAGTGTATGCGCCTGCACCTGTGATTCCATCAAGCAATATCGTTTCAGTTGGTAATCCGCCATCATCATTAACATAAACGACCTCCCATGATGTGAAGCGTGAGCAAGTCACAATTGAGCTCAATTTGTTATAAACTTTTTCAACTGTCAAAGGGATTGATGCCACGAGTGTGCGAGTGTTTAAAGTCACACCACCTGCAATCACTTTTGTGCGGTTTCTTTTTGTTGTGCCCGCATCAGTAGTGACGACAATGGCACCCTCAGGATTTAGTTGAGGCAATACAAGATTGCCATCAGTGTCTTTAAATGCAAAAACAGTTGCACCATCTTTTGCGGTTGGTGAGTCACCCTCGTTTGACTTGGTTAAAGCATAGCCAAGTTTGTCAACCTCACCCTCTAAAATATTAAAAACTTCTCTTGCACTCATGTTTCACCTCATCCTTGGTTTTAAGTAAAATGTAAAATTTCCAAAACACTATCACGCTCTGATCTGATATAAAATTGCTTGTTTAATTTTAAGTCAGTCAGTTGAAAAAAGCCACCCCTTGGAATTGACCAAAGAGGTGGTGATGATCCAAAATCATCAAAAGCAATCTCGATCCTTGAGATTGTTCGAGTTTTTATCAGCACCTGTTTGACATTTGGCCCAACAGTGTGAATGATCACACCATTTTCGCTTATAGGATAGTTAAAAGGTATTATATCTGTTACATCATCAACATCAGTTGTAGGGATAGGATCATTTTTTTGATTTTCAACCGTGACTGCAACAACGTCTTTTGTCTCGGGAAACCGCACAGATTGACGAAACTTTAATTTCTCTAAATCCATTGTGCTGAGTTTTTCGATATCAATTGCCATTGCAAGCCTTGAGAAAAAGAGGTGAGTGTTTTAATCTCACCTCGAGCACGATCAAAATGCAAGGTAAAAACAGGGAGATCCCTTGCATCAAATCATTGTTTTTTTGATTTTCCCTTTTTGGTCGTGCCTGTTTTTGTTTCATCAAGTTGTGGCATCAGTCTTTGCATTGTCTCGTTGGCGGGCATTACTGTAAACCAACAATACCACTTGCCACCAAATGGCGTGACTGATTTGATCTCAACCATAAACCCGAGACTCTCAATGAGAGTCTCGAGTTGAGGTGCAGATTCTGCAACAACATATCTGAGCTTTGTTTTATTCATTAGCCTGTGATCTTTGCAATGCGCTTGTTATCGAATAACTTAGCACCATAAACAATGTCAGCAGTCATTAAATAACCACGCTTGCCTGATGGATGCATGTCACTCAATTTAACATTGAGACCTGATTGCATAACCATTGCCACTGCAGAGTTATGACAAGCAAATCCAAGGTCAGCACTCAAGAAATCATGCTCATTGATTCCAAATCCGTAAAGAGGCGAGGAAAACTCACCTGTTGCGGTTGGTGATCCTGCAGGAACAAAGTCACTTGATGCAAATTGTGTCTTTTGGATAATGTCGCTGAAATAGTCAACGTCAAGGAAAAGAGCACGGCCAGTTTTTGGCACATATGACTTAGACAATAAACGTCTAAGGTTTGCAACGTCACCTGCACCAAGGTCTGATACAACTGCAGGTGCAATGATGTTTGCGACTGTTGGGATTAGGATTGATTGCATATAAGTTTCAATTTGCTTGGCAACTGCATAAACAAGTGCTTCACGAGCTTTTGCTTGAAACTCAAGTGATTGAAGTGATGCAATGTTTTCAATCAAAAATGATGCTGATGCAAGACGATCTGCCTTCACTTCTTTTTGAACAACAACCATTGCCTCAGAGTTGATGTCCAGAGTGTTATCAACACCAATTTGAAGGTTTTCACCTGTTGGAGCTTGGATTTGATTAACCTTTACAGTGTCACCCGCATTGGCAATATTTCCCTCATAGTCACGCATGAAAAATGATCCAAGCATCAATGATGCTCTTAATTCATCATACATTTGTGTTGACCACATTGTTGGGATTAGATTTTGTAATTCTGTTTTTCCTGATGGTGTAAGCATTTCAAACGTCCTTTGTTTGTTTGGTTGTTAATATTATCTTTTCACATTTATGCCGAGTTTTGCAAACATTTCACCCTCTCTCTTTTTTCTCTCTGCATATGGCAAGCGTTGCCACTCATCAAGAGAGATTGGAGTTTGTGGCGCATTGGGCGCATCACTCGAAACACCTGCAGTTTGCGTTGATCCAAAAAGGTCAGGCCAATCACTGGCAAGCGTCTTTGCTGTCACATCGGCACCGTAAACGGTGCTTGTTTCAGCATCGATTTTGATTGAGCTCAAATCTGCAATTTTCACTGCACGATCAACATAATTTGCCTTAATGCCCAATTTTGTGAGCTCTTTTTTAAGCTCATTTTCTTTGGCCATGTGAGCTTTATGTTGCTCAATCTGTGACAACTTAGTTGTCAAATCCTCAACCTCTTTGGTCTTGGTTTCAAACAATGTTTTCCATTGTTCTTTTTCCTTGAGCTCACCCTCTGCCTTGGCCTTGAGCAATCCCTCAAGCTCTGAAACCTTTGTTTGATAATTCTTTTTTTCATTTAAAAGTTTATCAACAAATGACTTCTCATAAGTATCAGAATTCTTTTCATCAGGTGCACCACTGGTTGCGCCTGAGGTGCCCACTGGTGCACCATCAACTTTTGTCTCACTCATAAATTACAACCCCTTTTTTCTTATCGTGCTCTTGATAAAATCATTTATTGTTTTGATGATGATGTCAACCTCAGGCCCTGTGAGCTCAAAGAAATTGCGCCCTGCATCCTGCACATAAATTGCAACCTCTTTGTTTGTTGCTCTTGTTTTTGTGAATTTGTTATATCTGCGCCTTGTGGTGTCAGGGATATAAATTGAAAAACCATATCGACCAACATCAATCTCAATTGAATTTAACAACTCACCTGAAAAAGTAAGATTTGATCTTGCAGGTGAAAAAAACTCACCCGTTTGCCTTGGTCGATCATCTTGATTCATGTAAATTTTTTTACTTGTGCCTTTTTGATGCCTGATCATTAGTTTGCCACTACGCACTGCAACAGTTGCAGTTGACAATGGTTTTAATTTTTTTCGAGACCGACCGCCAACCGTTGTGCCATAGCCTGCTTTTACTCTTTTATAAATAATTGATTTGGCAAGCCTGCCTAATCGAGATTGAAACCGAGGATCAAAAACCTCAGTTGCCACCTCATTTAAACGCCTGTTGAAATCCTTTACATCAAGATCAATCTTTGTTGCCATCAATTACCTTGCCTGAAATCTCTATTGAAGGAATAAAAGAATTTTCAATTGCTTGCTCTGTTGCCACAGTGCCAAGACTTGTGACGGTTTCCTCTCTAAACGCAAACCCATTGAGGTTTGTTTTTTCAAAGTCAATAAGGTTTTCAATAGTATCTGATCCAAGACGCTTAAAAACTGCACGCATTGCCTTTGCCTCATCGTCTTTTGGCAATCCGAGAAAATCACGCACTTTTGATCCCTTGATGTGACCATACGCCTTTGCGTTGTTAAACTCATCAGGAATCCAAACAGTGACCTCATATGATCCCTTTGAGACTTTCATTGATGACAACATTTGACCTGATAGCCTCAGGTTTACATTTGTTTTCTTATTGTAAATTTTAAACTCGATAGAATCCATATAGGCTTTGCTATATGGTAAAAATGGAATATCATTTTTATCAATACCCTTGAGCGTTCTTTTGACAATTGTGTCAATTATTTCCTCACCAAACTTTTGCATAAATAAAGCACTCGATAATGTGCCACGCATTTTTGCTTTGAGTTTTGAATCCTTGTCTGCAAAAGCTCGATCAAATATATTCAAAAGATCGAGCTTGTATTTTACTTTGGGATAGGCCAATTTCTTTGCCATTAAGTACCTTTTTGATCATCATCATTTTTCTGATCTTGTTGGCCTTGATTTTTGTCAGGATTCTTTGCACCAAACTCATCACGCAACATTGTGATGCGCTCGGCTTTATCCTCTTTAATTTGATCAACCAAGTCATCAACCTCATTATCATCAAGTTGAGGATTGAGGGATTTGAGCTCAATTCTGAGCGTTGACAATCCCTTATCAATTTTAAATGCACTATCCTCAACACGCTCTTTTTCTGTGCGTAACACTGCAGGTTGTTTGAAGTATATAGCAAGTTCAAAGTCAGGTGAAAATGTTTGCTTTAAATCTTGAGGGAAATCTTTTTGCTTTATCCAAACTGGCACAATATTATGTGCCAGTTTTTCCCATAGCTCTTTTTCAGCTTCAATGAAAAATTGTTGTTGATCTTTTCGATCCTCAATTGTTTCGGCCTGATCAAGCATTTTTGAAATACCTGATGCAACATTGTCTGCGTTCAGGTCTGCACTCACTGTTGTTACAGATAAGTTTTTTGTGCTCAAAAGCATGGCAACCAATGTGCGCACAAACTCGAGCATTTGAGGGATGTCAACCTCAGGCTTGATCATTCCAATCTCAGGGCGTTGACCATTCTCGCCAAACTCCAAACTCACAACAGAGTTTGGATTGATAGGGATTTCACCATCAACACCAATTGTGTAAATCATTGACCATGCTTGATATTTTGAGGCAAAAGAGAGATCGGATAAAAGCAAAGGAATAGCAATGCCTGTTCGCAAAAGATCATCATCAGGAAATGGCACAATTTGAGTTTGTGATTGATTGATGTAAACAAACGGCAAAACGCCATAAGGATTGACACCATCAGGATTGTTTATTTTTGCCATTTCATCAGATAGTACCTCACCTTTTCCATTGGTGATAAAATGACTCTCATCCGACCACCAAACTAATCTGGTTTTTTTAGGATTAGGATCATGCTTAACAATTTTGATAACAATGTCAGGGATTTCAGGTGAAATTGTCGATGTTGAAAAAACCTCATAATTTGGGCGATCAACAGGGCGCAAAGCAGGTCTGCCAAAGCGGTCTTGATATATTTCAACCAATGCTCTTTTGTATAATTTAAAATGAGCGTTGACCTCTTTAAAAGTTCGGTCAATTTTCATTTCTTGCTCATACTGACTGACGAGCATTGAGTCATCCTCATTGTTGTCATATGGCTTGCGCAATGGCGCTTCATTATAAACTTGTGCAAGTTTCCAAATCGCCTTTGCAACAATGTTGATTGGGATCAATCTATTGTTGAGCTCAAGGATTGTCTCAGGCTTTTTAAATTCTTGCTTAATTGCGTCTTGCACCACTTGCTTGATTTTGCCATTAAAGACATATGATCTTTTTAAATCATCCTCACGCAAAATCCTATACTCGGTTTCATCAATTTGCTTGGCATAAAATTCAAGCAAATCCTTTGTCAAAACTGTCATTTAAACCTCATTAAATAAGTGCTCACAAATAAGTGTAAATCAATAGCTCGAAACAGTAAAACCAACTTTTTGCTTCGGTTTGCCAACTCCATGAAAATACCAATCACCATATGACCAACCATCCGAGGCGTGTGATAAGTCAATGTTGCTTTTATCAACGCCCTCACCGTCTTCACGCCAAGCGAGCAACTCAAGGTCTTTGATCAAGTTTTTGCAACTCGGATCAACAACGCACCTTGAATGGTATAGATTTGAATTTGCAGAAATGATGCGTGACTCAACAGGTGGATTTGTGAAATGTTTAGTGAGCAATCCCGCATCTTGAAAATGCTGATAATTGGTGCGATCGATGGCAACATCACGCTTATTGTTTCCAGTCGAGTCACCCATGACAATGATTGGTCTCTCGGGATATTTGGCTTTAACTCTTTGCGCCATTATCCTTGATCCCTCAAACTTCAAATGCTCCTCTGCAATTGCATATGAAATGTCTTTTTCCTTATCGTAAAACATATAAGTGCCACAATAATTTGAAATGTTGTAGTCAGTGAAAAAATAAAGTTGGTCTGTTGGCTTGATAAGATGAGCACATGGTGCAACGTGCAACTCTCTGTTAAATTCATTAAACACTGCACCATTGTTTAAATTAAGTCTTACTGCACCGCACTCTTGCTCAAACATTCTTGGGCTATATGATCCACGCAATGAATCAATATAACTTTGAGATAGGTTGAGATTTTCCCACGTTGATGCATTGAGAACTAATTTTGTTTCATTTGCCTGAGTGTAAAAGTGATCATAAATGTGATTGAAACCTTTTGGTGATGATGTGCAACGCAATAACTCAGGCTTTACACGCAAACGACCAAGCATTGTTTGAAATGCTATTGGTTTATAAAAATCAACCTCATCGGCCCAAATCCATGCCACGTTGGGCCCACGAAAAGATGAATCATAGTTGAGTGCTGATGCAACAAATACTTTTGCACCATTCCAAAACTCCATGATGTTATCAACTTTGTTAAACTTATAATGTTTTCCCTCACGCCATCCAAAAAGTTGAAACGCTTTTGTGAGCTCGGGTAACACTGCCTTTTTAAACTGGCCAAAGTCTCGAGCAACTATCATTCCAATCTTATTTGGATTTTTTAAGATCATGGTGCATGACCATATTGATCCAACAAAAGTCTTACCGTAGCCAATACCGCACTCAAGCAAGATTTCTCTGCAATCCATGCTCATGAATTTAAGTTGTTTATTCCAAAGGCCTATATCAATTTTCATCGGCCTCTGTTTTCTCTGAAAAGTTTATTGTGATTTCTTGATCAATTTTCTGAGTAATGTCATGCTCAACACTCTCACGCCAACCAAATCTGTTTTTCATGTTAAAAATCCAAACTGAGGCATTACCCCTTGAAACTGATTCACCTTTTTCAAGGTAAACATCACGCATCAGGTCATTGCCTTTTTGCTCCCAAAATATGCGTGAAAGTTCAACGCCCCGCTTTAAGGCGTCAGAAAAATGACAGTTTGACTTTTCCCATTGATTCATTGTTTCACGAGTGATCCCAAGAAATCCCGCCATTGCTTCTTTTGAAAAACCTTGTGCCATCTTGTCAAGGATAGCATCAATCATCCAATCCTCATATTTTGTTGGCCTGCCAACACTGCGCTTTTCAATCTCGCCATGTTTTTCAACGAACAACTTATAATTCTCCTCGGCATCTTGAACACTTTGCTCAAGCTTTAAGCGAGTTTTTGATTTTGGCTTTACTGTTTTTTGTTTTGTTTTTCGTGTGCTCATGAGAAAATTTTACCATGCGTTTATTGTTCTTGACAATTTTGGCAATTTTACTCATCCGCATTGTATTTGGGCAAGATCAAATTGAGTATGATGTTTATGAATATCCGAAACAAACAGGCGTTGAGATCACCTATCCTGAAAATCCTTGCCAATGGTAAATAAAAAGGGCCTTACGGCCCTATTTATTCATCATTCTCTTTATAATATTCATCATCACACCAAACGCATCCGTCACCATCACAAACATTGCACATATTAAACCACCTTTTTTAAACACACATGGCCACTATTATCACAAAAATTATTATTTTTCACATTTAAATCAACCTCTGCAACGTGCTCAACATTAAGCAATTCCAATAAATCTGACATATCGCTTGCACAATCACGAGTCATATCACCAACAAAACCATCACTGATGAATCTCTGCACCATTTCAAAGGTTGGAAAATCTGCCAAAGTCACACCACAACAATCACACTTTGTTGTTTTTTCAATCCAACACATATTGCAGTGATCCCACTCATAGACATGATCACCATCAAGAAACTTTTGGAATTGACCAAAATCCGAGTCAAGTGCAGTCAATAGCTCATCAGCTTTAACAAGAGATATACCTCTGATTTTTCCATGAATATTTCTATTATTTAAATAATTGCTTAAATAGGATTGACTGCCACCTGTTATGCGCAATAAGTCAGCAATCTTTAGATCACGCTTGCGCATAAGCAACTTAACAAAACCAGAAAAACACTCATTTATTTGCATTTTATACTCCTAATAGTATATG